ATTTTATTGTATCTTCGACATCTTTCTTGGTTGCTTTTTTTAATTCAAACATCTTCGTCCTCCTGATAAGTACCCCAATTCTTACGGTCATCACACTCGTTATAACCTTTGGTGTAATCAACGATCTCTTGTGGAGTCATGTCACTCACTTCAGTCCGAGTTCCATGATACGTGCCCTCACTCCAATAGTGAGGATCCCAAGGTCTGCCGTAATACGCATCGGCAGTACCTCGGTCATAGGGAAAACCATGTCTATGTTTATAATAATTAGGCATTTGAAATCCCCACATCTACATCAAGATATCCACAAAACATGTCCGCTTCATCTCGGTAAAACCATCGGATGTATGGCAAGTCTGGAAACTTCTCATGAATTTTTTCCAGAATTCCTGTCGGTGGTCCCCATGCCGTTTCGAATTTCAAATCAACATATTCCTCGTCATACTCATCTTCCCAAGGATCGTTGGAATCTTCCCAACTGTAGGAATTCCATTTCGTTCCCCAGTTTTCACAGCACCACTCGTAATTCCATTCGCCACCGACCACAACTTTCTTCTTCTTGCCAGAAAGTATCTCGGTCACAGTTTCTATTCCCTTTGGATAAGGAAGTATTCTTTCAAAATCGAGTGGATTATCTTTCCCATTATCCACCCACTTTCGGAACGCTTCCTTCTGGTCCAAATTCTTAAAGGTTATCGTAACCTCATTTGTACAATGATTCGGCATTATAATTCTCCCTTAAAATATTTTTTAAAAGCTCCAGCTATCGCCTTTTCTATATCTTCACTTGTCATCGATGTTCCTTTCCAGTTTCTCAATGATCGCACTTAAAATTAAGTGCATGGCATAATCACCCGATGGAGCACAATCAAAACTCAAATCCACCAGAAATAATGCCGTTGCTCTCGCCATCTGGGAAGTCGTTACTCCTTCACGGCTCAACTCTTCCGAAATGTCCAATAGTTTGTCATACACTATCGATGTTCCTTCAAACTCCTGATCTGATTGCGTCATGATGCTTCACGACCATACAAAAGATCGTGCAATCCATTCAACATGTGCATCGCCATCTCTCTGGATATCTCGTCATTCACACGATCATAAATATAAACGTCACTCTCGCCATGCTTCTCAATCCACGCATCACGATCCATTGTCATGGCATCTTCTTCCATGTCCATTAACATATCTTTTACTTTTCCCATGTTGTTCTCCTCTTCTGGGGTTGTGCGTCATTGCACAAAAAGGGCGACTCCAAAACCGAAGTCGCCTATTCAATACTATGCCGTTTCCTCGTTCGCTTCTGCGTAGGCAAAATCGTAAATGTTGTTCGCAAAAACTGTGACCTCATCTCCAAAGTTCATCTCGTTTGTGCAAAGATCATTCGATACATCGCCCTTGAACCATCGACGCTTGGAATCAAGTTCAAATATCTGAACCCAAAACCTCTCGCCACCGTCCTTAAACTCACACGCAACCTTAACGAAATCTCCAACGTTCAACGTCGCAATCTCCTCGGAACTCGGAACATGAAACGTTTCTGGAAAATCCCTCGCCATCATTCTTGCATCAATAAAAGGAGTCATCTAATCCTCGCAATCCGCATATTATCGCAAGTGTAATCCACACTTCGATCAGCAAGTAACGTGGAACACATGTCATCAAGAACCTCATCAAACGTCCCCATCGAAGGATAAACAGATTTACCATCTGTCCATTTAATCCATAAATGCCCACCGTCCTCAACGTCTAGTGGGTCATATAAATTTGTATCGCCATACTGAGATTTTAAACTCTCACGAGTATGAACCTCGGTCAACGAACCACCGTCCCATTCACATAAGAACAATGGTCTCTCATCTGTTGTTGTGATATTAACGCCCTTCATGATGTTGGAACCTTAATATAATCGCCAAACATATCCTTCGCTTGATCCGTCGAAATAATATATTGCTTGCTCGGATCATCAACAGATCGAACCATGTAAGGTTTGCTCCTCGCACGAGAACGATATCCAGAAAGTTTAACTTTAAGGTTCCCATTAATCGTGGCAACCTTGTCTAAATCTAAATGATGAAGACGAGCCATCTGCTCCAAATCTCGCTCCTCTTTTGAGGCTCCACCCTCTTTCGTGATGTTGACCTTGAACGTCGCACTATGCTCATCATAAGAACAATTCCCTACGACAAAGTTTAAATCTGAATGAATAGGTACATCTAACGCTTCTTGCATCTTCTCCCGAATAACCTTCAATGTTGCTTTATTAAAATCCATTATACTTCTCCCATGTAAAGTGTTAGTGCCTCGTCAAAAGGCAGATCATTTAAAATAATTGCTTTAGGATGGTGCTTCTTCAAAACCTCCGAAGTAAGATGACGTTTCCATATGAACATGTCCTTACCGTCCTTGATCATTGAACCCTTTTTCAAAATACGTTTTAACTCTCTTGCGTACATCCATCTCGTAACTTGCTCGCCACACCAAAGTTCCAAGTCCATATCCAACTCAAAGTCGTCATACTTCTTCTTTGGAAGACCTTTGAAATAATCATCGATCTCGGTCATCATATCAAAAAAGCTTTTACGAAAATTTTCTTTCTTAAATGAAGGGTGTGCGTTCTGTCTGTCACAACCCCCTCTTCCATCATTATCAACAATGGCAAGAGGTTTGCCATCAAGATAAACAGACGCTTGATAACAGTTGGTCTCCTCTGAAGCCCACGCAGTATGTTTGATGTTCTTTAGTTCTAGGTTCATTCTAAATCTCCAATTAAATTAAATAATAACCTAGTGTAAACGTATATGACAAAAATAACAACATTTATTTTAATAAAGATATTTGTCCCACGAGTTGCATTATAACAGTCCTAGAAAGAAATGATTTTTTTATTTTTTTTACTTAATTATAGTGGGACAAGTGGGACAAGTGGGACAAGTGTATATTACAGCCTTATATAGTTGAAAAAAGTTTGTCCCGTTTATCTTCTCTTTTGTCCCGTTTGTAACACTTCTACGACCGATCAGTGTAGTTTTACGTTTTTAAAAAATTTCTTTTTGTATTTCTTTTCATAAAGCTGTATATAAAAACTCATGGTTACTCGTACTGCAAATACTATCGCAAGAGATGTTGAAGAAACTCAGGATCGTAAATTAACGAATCGTCAACGTGAGTTTGCACGACATTATGTTGAGGGAATATACTCCAATGCCGAATGTGCCAGAAAAGCAGGTTATTCTCCAAAAGTGGCTCGTATCTCAGCAAGCACATTATTAAATGGAAAGTCGTATCCTCACGTTGTTGAGTTCATCACCGAACTACGACAGGAACGTGAACGTCGTTATGGAGTCACAGTCATTGGACAACTTAAACGTTTGCAAGAATTATCCGAAGGAGCAGAAGAGGCTGGACAATTTTCGTCAGCAATAAATGCAGAAAAGATTCGCTCGGCCTTGGGTGGACTTACTGTTGATCGAAGGGAAAGTATTCATTCTCTTGATGATCTGTCCAGAGAAGATATAACGGCTCGACTGGTCCAACTAAGAAAACAATATCCTCAAGCGTTTATCGAAGGGGAGTTTACAGAGGTAAAAGATGGGGACACCAGAGGGAAACTTTTGGAACACAGTTCGCAAGAATCTGCCACCTAACTCATTCGCAACTCGTATAGAAAACCGTCATGGTGGTGGAATTCCAGATGTCCATATTATATGGGATAGTCTGGCTTTTTGGTTAGAACTCAAAGTAACAAAAAATAACAAGGTTTCGTTGTCTCCTCACCAAATCTCGTGGAATACTTCGTATTCTCACAAGGGAGGCGTAAACTTTATCTTGGTAAAGAGGGTCGGGGAGCGTGATCTATTTTTATTTGACGGTGGCTCGGCAGGTCCCTTGTCCGAGGTCGGGCTTGACCTTGAGCCATTGGTTCGGGCTTCGGGGTTCGGGGATATTTTTCGGGTAATTCGGGGTTCGGGGTAATCGGGACAAGTACTATTACAATTATGAAAGGACTGTTAGTACTTGCCCCCTTGATAGAATTGGAGAACTAACAAGTCCGATGATCTTACACCCGACCGTGGCCGGATGCAAGGTTCTTGATTGTTTATCCTACTTCCTCGGTGTAATCATCGTTTAAATTAGTTCCATTTCTTTCGACGTTGCAATTAGGACAAGCTGAAAGGTCTTGGAACTCTTCCCATTCAGTTTGACAGTCATCACAAAAGAAATACCAATCACCAAAAATCCAACGTTCTTCCACTAATTCTTCTAGGGATAATTCAGACAGTTCTTGCATCATTCCTTTGACGTATGCCCGTTCCATTTCTTCCTTGTCATCAGCTTCGTAATTGTCGGTGTGCCACTCATCTCGGATATATTCCCATAAATCCGATCTGGTCATATCTCCAGCATTGTCTTCTAACGATCCTTTTATTTGATCTAATTGTTTTTTATTTGGTTTAGTCATTTGTTGTTCTCCAAACAATTATACGCCTTACTAAAAACCTCATAATTGCTAGTGCAATTATGAGCACATTTTTTTGCGTTGCAATCGGAGGTGCACACTTCCTCTTGTAAGTAAAAAAAGTATTCCGATAGGTTTTTTAAAAGTTCTTTTTCTATTAAATTAGTCATTCGTTGTTCTCCAAATATTTCTTGATCCAATTGTTAAGGGTTTGATAGTTCTTTAACCCTAACAGCTTTGACGCTTGAACCTTGTTATTGTTTGACGCTTTGAGTGCTTCCCTAATCCGAGTTTGGATTAGGGTTGCGATTTCTTTTTCTAAAGGAATCAATATGCCATTCCTTCTATTTCTTTACAGTCTGAAAGTATAGCGAACTTTTTGAAGTCGTCGTCGTTAGCACAGCCTCCGTTTTCATTAATCCATTCACCAGACCATGACAGACCAAAAGAACCGTTGCGAGTTGACCCGTCAAGCAAGTCTTTTGTTTCAGTATCAACTGACATATCTTCTATGGAAAAGTGGCAGTCATCACTTAATAGAGAATAGGGTTCTTCATGATCATTTATTTTAAAAAGCTTTGCGTCAGTGTAACCCCCTCGAACGTCAGCACCACCGTGAATTTGAAGCAATACATAATCCTCATCATCAGGATTTTTTAAGAAGTGACCCTGTATAACTTGAGAAAAGTTATTGTCCCAGTTATAGGTGTTGAATTCAGGACCATCAGCTTTAAACCCCATATCCTCAAGTAAATCTGAACCCTCGGAATCAGTTCCGTAATATTGACCGTTCCAGTTGCCAACTTCTATTGCGTTAAACCTATGACAGAATTCATCAAGTTCTAAAATCCCGCTTGTAAGTTTATGAAATAAAGAGACTGTGACCTCTGGCCATGAGTCCTCAACGTTATAAAATTTTATAGTTGCTTGGGCGGTATTTCTAAAGTAATCGACATCACACCCTTGGTTGCGTTGCCATGCTCGACCACCAGCACCCCCACTGTCTAGCATATGAGTACCAGTATTCTCCGTCAGCATTGCAACTATTGTTTGTTCTAAAGTTTTCATTGTTTTCAGTCCTTTCAATTACATTAACAATACATTCAGTATAAGGATTTTTATACATTAAACAAGCCCCTTTGTATAATTATTTTTATACCCGGTCGGGTTGCTGCTGGTCGGATTTTTGCACCAATGGTTATTGGTTCGGGGTTCGGGGTTCGGGCTTTATAGTTCGGGATCGGGCTTCCCTTTTACTGGTACTAACAAGAACTATTAATAATATATAAATGATTTTTGATTAGCTCCAGGTTTTTGCCTGAAAAGAAAAAGGCTCCCGTAGGAGCCTAGATCGTTACGAAAATATGTATGCCATCCATAATAAAGCGAATGGTAGAGCCCTTACAAGAATGGCTCCTATTAAGTCTTGAATGAACTCTTTCATGTTCCAAACCTCTTTACCATCTCTTGACCTACAAGAGAGAATAATCTTTGAGCTTCTTCTGGATCATTTTGACCTAAGACCATAGGATTAATATCCTTAAAGATGTAGTCCATCATTGCTTGATGATATCCAGATTTTGTATGAAATTCTTCCAAGCTCATACCTTCTGGCAAATTATCTATTAGTATTTTGTCTTCTTCTGTCATTGTTTAGTCCTCCATTTAGAGCGAAATTGCTCTGGATGGAGGCTTGTTTCCAAGCCTCGCACCAGAATTATTTCAACTCAAATACTTTATAGGTAATTGTTTTACTTCTCTCGTCCCATTCTTCTTTACCATAAAGTTTTATGTAATCTTCTTTTCCCGTTACTTTTAGTCTGGTTCTTCGTTTATTAATAAAATGACCTTTATCTTTTTTTACGAGCTTTTCTTGTGTATCAATAATAATACCTTTCAATTCTTTTATCATAAACTTTGCCATGTTTAGGTCGTTTCTAAGGTCTGCAATTCTATTCGTATTCGATAGTAGGTCTTGTATTTTAGCTAATGCCATAAGTGTGTCCTTTCATAGACTTGGTTAATATCTACGATATTAAGTTTTTTACTTGTGATAGTCAACATGCGATCGATCAACATATAAATATTCTTATAGTCTTGTGGCAAATAACACACACATGTAATTTAATGCTTGACAGTGACAATAATGCAACGTTTACTTGTGACCTTATAACAGCCCATCACAAGCTTCTAAGCGTCACTGGCTAGGGGTTACTTGGGGCATAGGGTCGGGTACACGGAAAAGCCAGACCCCCCTCACCCCCTAAATTTGGGGCACTCGCCGCTTCCCACCCTCCCGCCCTGGTTTTATAGTTTCAATGAGATATATTTTCGTTCGGAGGAAAAACGCAATCTGAGAAGGCTTTGGAGTCCCTAGCCCCCAAAATTATTTCAAATCTAATTTCATTTGCCTCTTATATTTTTTTGAGTTAGGATGCTGTCAACATAATATTGGAGGTTCGATGTCCTATTCCCCAGCTGTTGCTAAGATATTGGTCGAGAAGTATGGTTTTGTAACGCAACCTGACGGCGCGGTTGTTTCTCCAACTGGTTATACGAGGAACGAGGCAGGAGAAACAGTTAAATACACAGCTCCTGCCGCTGATCCGGTAACTCCTGCTGCTCCTGTTGTTGCCGCTGATCCAGGAACCGCGGCCCTTGATCCGGTAACCTCTGCTTCTGCTTCCATGGCTGATGTAAAGCAAGACTCTATTAATCAGTTGATGGCTCTTGCGAATCAGACGGCTGCCTCAAATCAGCAACTTAGCGATCAGTTAGGTTTTGGTGCTCTTCCTCCTGAACCTGCACAAACGATTGATGATTTAAAAGCAGCTTTGGATGAAGGTTTAACTACGGACAAAGAGTCTTATACGTATTCTGGAGACAAGACAGGTAAAGAAGTTACTTTTGCTGATGGTTCTGTTTTGACGCAAAAAGGTTTTAGTTTTAAATATGCGGATGCGGAGGGTAATCCTCTTGATTTGAACATAAAGCCTGGTTTGAAACAAAGCGTTGATGGTAGCAAGAATCAAGCTCTTAATAAGGTTGTATCCGGTATTAAGAAAGATTTAACGAATAATATTTTTGAAGAGTTTGGCGGTGTGGACAGTGAGCTTGTGTCTGGATACCTTGATGATAAGGCTGCGGAGGCAAAGAGATTATCGGATAAGGACAAGGATGCGTTTTACGGTAAGAACGCTGATTCAACGGGCAAGATTACATCTGGCAAGAACAAGGGAAAAGACTCACAGGCTTTAATTGATCATGAGAAAAGACTTTCTTTAAAATCGGGCGATGGTTTTATGGCCGATCTTGCTCTTGCGAAGGATGATTTGGTTACGAGAGGCGGTCAGCTTGGCGGTGATTTAAAGGATCTTGCAAGCAGTGTTGGCGGTGGTATTACGGATTTGGTTGATAAGGGCAAGCAGTTTTTAGGAATCACGGCTCCTGGTGCTGTACTTTCTTCTTCTGCTCCTCCGGCTAGACCAGCTGGCTTAGATAATTTTGGCTATGACGAAGACGAAAATCTTTTTGATTCGGCAATCTATAACACAACTCCTAATATCTTTGGTGAGGTTGGTCGAGGGTCTGGATACAATATTCCAACGAGTGTTGGCGGCGGTTTTTCTGATGATGTTTATCAAGATGCTATTTTGCGTGGTGGTGGCGGTTCGTCCTTAGGTCCAGCGGTCGTTGGGACCGATGACCGTGGTTTTACGAGCGGAGTTTTACCGTCCTCGATGTTGGGTCAGCTTGTCGGCGGTGGTGCAGAAGACTTTCTGTCTTCATCACCAAAGGTAGAGTTTCTTCAAAAGAATGACTATGAGTGGTACACTGATTGGATTAGCCGTGGAGCGGAATTGCCTGAACTTGAAGATAGATATAATTCCTTCTTAACGGGTGAACGAGGGGGTCGTGGACCAACGGTCACTGTTGATGGGTATCAGGGTTTAGCATATGACGAGCTTGGTCCATCTCCCGGTGATTTAGCTGCTATTGGCGGTGATGTTGTTACACTTGGCGAGGGCATGGGCGAGGGTCAGGATCAAATGTACTATGACGGAACGACTCCAGTTGCCATTGGTGTCGGTGGAGATGATACGTCTTTAAACGAGGGTCAAGGAGATATATTCACGAACATTGATCCTGGGACCTATGACCCAATTGTTGTTGACCCAGTAGTTTCTGGTCCAGGTCCAGGCGGTGACCCAGGATCAGATTCAGGCGGTGACTCAGGTCCAGGCGGTGACTCAGGTTCAGGCGGTGACTCAGGTTCAGGTCCAGGTGTTGACCCAGATTCAGGCGGCGATGTGGTTATTCCTGATCCCGACCCAGATGATCCAATTGTTTATGATCCGCTTGTTCCGTTTATTCCATCGAACATTCAGGTTCCTTCGTTTTTACAGCCGAGTTTGGTTCCTTATTCAGGAAATACGTATGCTGCTCCGAGTATGGATTTCATTCGAGCAAATCAGGTTAATCCGTTTGCCGATCCTTATGCGAATGTCTTTGTAGCGAGAAACGGTGGGATAGTTTCACTTAGATGAACCTAGATAGTGTACCTGAAGAAGCCCTACGGGAGATATTGTCTTTAAAACAGGCACAAGTTCGACTTTCCGTGCGTGAAGAAGCACGAGATAAGTTCATGCCGTTTGTTCATCATGTGTATGAGGGATTTATTGAGGGTCGTCATCACCGTGTTATAGCTGAAAAGCTTGAATTAATTGCTCAAGGGAAGCTAAAACGGCTGATTGTGAACATGCCGCCCCGTCATTCCAAGTCTGAGTTTGCATCTTACCTTATGCCGGCGTGGTTTTTGGGTCGAAATCCGAAATTAAAGATTATTCAGGCCACTCATAACACGGAATTGGCTGTTCGATTTGGTCGTAAGGTGCGAGATTTGCTTGAAGACCCTGCATATAAGGACGTTTTTCCAAAAGCAGAGTTAAAAGCGGATAGTAAAGCGGCAGGACGGTGGGAAACCGAAGCTGGGGGCGAGTATTTCGCTGCTGGTGTGGGTGCGGCGGTCACGGGTCGTGGTGCAGACTTGTTTATTATTGATGATCCGCACTCGGAACAAGATGCGTTGAGCGAATCTGCGTTTGATAACGCATTTGAGTGGTATACATCTGGTCCTCGACAGCGTTTACAGCCTGGAGGAGCGATTATTGTTGTTATGACCCGTTGGGGCATGAAGGATTTAACGGGTCGATTGATAAAATCTCAAGGATCGGACGTTTTATCGGATACATGGGAAGTTGTGGAGTTTCCGGCGATTATGCCGTCAAATGACCCATTATGGCCTGAATTCTGGGGTAAAGATGACCTTTTAGCGGTCAAAGCGTCCCTTCCTGTGGGTAAATGGAACGCCCAATGGCAGCAACAACCGACCGCTGCGGAGGGTGCAATTGTTAAAAAAGAGTGGTGGAATCTGTGGGAAAAGGAGAAAATACCTCCTGTGAAGTACATTATACAGAGTTACGACACGGCGTTTAGTAAGAAGGAATCGGCTGACTACAGTGCGATAACAACGTGGGGTGTGTTTAATCCGGAGGACGGTGGTCCTGATCATATTATACTTATGGACGCTCGGCGTGGGCGTTGGAATTTTCCAGAGCTTAAAGAAGCGGCAGGAGAGGAGTATGAGTATTGGGAGCCTGACATGGTGATTGTGGAGGCGAAAGCCAGTGGGATGCCTTTAACGGATGAAATGCGAAGAGCAGGAATTCCAGTTATGAACTATACACCAGGCAAAGGTCGTGATAAGGTGACGCGAATGCACACGGTTGCACCTCTGTTTGAAGCCGGCATGGTGTGGGCTCCTGAGAAGAGTTTCGCCGAGGAAGTTGTGGAGGAATGCGCCGCGTTTCCTAACGGAGACCACGATGATTTTGTAGACAGCATGACTATGGCTCTGATAAGGTTTCGACAAGGCGGCTTTATTACGCTAGAAGGAGAAGACGACATGACCGAGAGTTGGTATCCAAAAGAGAAGGAGTATTACTGATGGCTAGTAAGAAACAGTTGCAAAATGATATTATTAGATTAGAAATGTTGATGGACGCAGAGATCATGGCAAGAGGTAAATTTGGAAATGAAAGTGTTAGAGACAAATTAGAGTCTGCATATGTTCGTTATTCAGATAAATATGGTAAAGAGTTTACTGGTCGTGGAGGGGGTAGAGAATACTCTGGTGGTGGCACTGTTAAAGTCATGAAAAACTTTAAAGGAACATTCTAATGGCACTTCCCCCTAGACCCCCCTCATCTTTAATTGATTCTGGCCTTATGCAAGGTGGAGCAACGGAAGACCTTCCTTCTGTTGACGTAGATATACCTCAAGCTGAAGACTTTGCAGGAGGGGCAGAAGTTATAGAAGACGGCATGGGCGGTGCGATTGTTCAAGCTCTCGAAGGTATGCTTGAAGGGGAGGCCGAAGTTGTAACGGAAGAGTACGATCATGATGCGAACTTGGCAGAAGTTTTGCCAGAGGGCATTTTGGGCGAGATTTCTTCTGATTTAAGAGAGAAGTACGAAGACGATTTAGAATCGAGTTCCCAGTGGCGAGAAGCGTACACCAAGGGTTTGGATTTGCTTGGTATAAACTATCAAGAACGAACACAGCCGTTTCAAGGAGCTTCAGGAGTTACGCATCCGTTGATATCGGAATCGGTTACACAGTTTCAGGCACAGGCGTATAAGGAGTTACTTCCTGCTGGCGGTCCTGTTCGAACACAGGTTATGGGTGCTCAAACACCAGAACGTGAGGCACAGGCTGTTCGAGTAAAGGATTTCATGAATTATCAGATTATGGAAGTTATGGAGGAGTTTGATCCTGACATGGATCAGATGCTGTTTTATCTTCCTTTGTCTGGATCCACGTTTAAAAAGATATATTTTGATGGACCGAGAGACAGGGCTGTTTCGAAGTTCATTGGTGCAGAAGATTTAATTATTCCATATACGGCTACGGATTTAACCACGGCTCCCCGTGTTACACATGTTTTACGTATGGATGAGAATGAATTGCGTAAAATGCAGGTTGCACAGGTGTTTCGTGATGTGGATCTGAGCACGAGTGATTTGGAAGACGATCCGGTAAGAGATAAGATTGATAAGCTTGAGGGCGTTTCAAAGAGCTATTCCGATGATGTGTATAGTATTTTGGAAATGCACGTTAACCTTGATATTGAGGGCTTTGAGGATGTGGACCAGGAAGGGGAGCCAACAGGTATTAAGCTTCCTTATATTGTGACCTTGGATCACGGTTCTGGAGACATTCTTGCCATTCGCAGAAACTACGACGCTGACGATCCGTTTAAGCGTAAGAGACAGTACTTTGTTCATTACAAGTTTCTACCGGGACTAGGGTTTTATGGTTTTGGTTTGATACATATGATTGGTGGCTTGGGCCGTGCTGCTACAAGCATTTTACGTCAGCTGATTGACGCTGGTACACTGGCGAACTTACCGTCTGGTTTTAAAGCTCGTGGTATTCGTATTCGTAATGACGATGAACCGTTGTCTCCCGGTGAGTTTAGAGACATCGATGCTCCAGGGGGCGATATAAGAGGATCGATTATACCTCTGCCGTTTAAAGAACCATCTGCTACACTTGCACAATTGCTTGGTTCGTTGATTGAAGGAGGCCGTCGATTTATCTCTATTGCTGATCAGCAGGTTAGCAACATGAGTCAGGACATGCCTGTAGGCACGACTGTTGCGCTTTTGGAGCGTGGCATGAAGGTTATGTCTGCCATACATAAAAGGTTGCACTACGCACAGAAAACAGAGTTTCGTTTATTAGCAAGGATTTTTTCGGAGAACTTACCCCCGATGTATCCTTATGAAGTTGCTGGTGCGCCCTCGGAGGTTAAGGCAGAGGATTTTGATGACAGGGTAGATATCCTCCCAGTCTCTGACCCTAACATCTTCTCTATGGCCCAAAGAGTAACCTTGGCTCAGACACAGTTGCAGTTGGCGCAGTCCAATCCACAACTGCATAATCTGCAAGCCGCGTACCGGCGCATGTATCAAGCTTTGGAAGTACAGAACATTGACGAGATACTTCCACCACAGCCGGAAAAACAACCTATGGATCCAAGTATAGAGAACGCTCGTGCGTTAATGGGCGAAACTCTACAGGCATTTCCACAACAGGATCACGATGCTCACATCGCCACTCATGTAGCCTTTATGCAACTTCCGATTGTGCAGACATCTCCACCTGTCGTGGGAACGTTTTTTGCTCACTTGCTAGAGCACATTGCACAAAAAGCCCGTAATATGGTTGATCAGGAAATGCAGCAAATGCAAGCCCAAGCGCAGCAAGCAATGATGATGGCACAAACGGGAGCAATGGATCCTATGATGGCACAACAACAGATGCAGCAAGCACAGCAGGTCAATCCAGATCAAACAGAAGCTCGTGTTGCTCAAATAGAAGCACAGCTTGTTCAGGAACTTACGGCAATGCTTGGACCACCACCAGGACAACAGCAAGATCCTCTTGTTGCAATTCGACAGCAGGAACTTCAGATTAAGGCCGAGGAGTCTGACCGAAGAGCTATGACTGATCAAATGCGTTTAGGTTTGGATCAGGAGAAGCTACGACAACAAGCTATGACTGATGCCGCTCGACTAGAGTTGCAAGAACAAATTGCTGATGATCGAACCGACGTTAATCGCGAACGTATTGATGTTCAGCGACAAAGTTCATTAAGAAGGACATAAGAACATGCCCGAACCAATAACTATCGCTTTATCAGCTTTTGCTGCTGTGAAGGCAGGAGTAGCTGGTGCGAAGTCAATGGCAGAACTTGGAAAAGATTTAGGTACTTTATGGCAAGCTATAGATGACGTAAAAGCTGACGCAAAGGGTGCTAAGAAGTCTGGTGGTGGTAATGCTATGGAGAAGTTCATAGCCTTGAAACAAGCGGAGGACTTAGAGCATAACTTACGCAACATAGTGCTTTCTACAAGAGGAGAAGCTGGCTGGAAACAACTTCAGGCATTAAGAAAGCAAGAAAGACAACAAGAGGTTCAGGGCCGTTATCAAGCAACAAAGCGTAAAAATCAACTTGTAAACGCCCTAGGAATTATATGTGCAATGCTCATTACTGGAGTTGGTGCTTACTTTATGATTATATTTGCGATGAAATATCAATGATGAGGGATGGAGCCAAAGATGATAATTTGGATTACTATAATTTTATTGTTGCTTGCTTATCATCACGCCATAACCTTTGAACCGAAATGGATGTTAATAAAATGAAAAAACTAAGCAAAGATAACCCTTTAAATAAAGCTGACTTGGACGGTGACGGTATAGTTACAAAAGAAGAACTTGACACGCATGAACGTTTTATAAAAATAGATAATCAGAATAGAAAGGAAGATCAAAGTCGTTTTATGATTTTATTTAGTTTATTTAGTGTTACAAGTTTTATTGGTCTTATGATGACTCCTTGGGTAAGTATTGAACGAGTTCAAGTGTTGCAGCCTATAGGAAGTACTTGGGTCATAGCTAATATGGGTATAATTGGTGCGTTCCTTGGTATTAACGGGTACACGAAGATTAAGGAAAATGGAAAGTGAGCGAGAGAATAACAGCAGCTGAAAAAGCAAGGTTAGAACTTGTTGAGATCGATAAAAGGGTCGTTGCTTTGGAGACTGAGATTCATATTCAGTTTAAAGACCTCTACAATCGTGTTAAGCGCATTGAAGCTTGGGCAATTGGGTCTGTTACTTCAATTATTCTTTTACTGTTAGCGATATTATATAGAATGTAAGAGGAAATAACTAATGTCAGAAACAAAATTAAAAAGAGTAATAAAAGGTTTGAACAAAGCATCTAAAAGTCATGCAAAACAAGCAAAGACTTTAAAAACGGTTTTAAAGAAGAAAAAAAGTAAAAAGTAATGTATGAGTATGCGATAAAAGAAATCGTAAGAGTTGTTGACGGTGATACTGTTGATATTGTTATTGATCTTGGATTTAATCTTTCTAAAAAAGAACGTGTGCGGTTAGCAGGAATCGATACTCCTGAAAGTCGAACAAGAGATCTTGAGGAAAAAGCTATGGGTTTAGAAGCAAAAGACTTTCTTACAAGGAGGTTAAATGATGGCATGGCTTCAGGGTTAAGAGTTAAAACAGAAAAAGACGGTAAGTATGGTCGTATGCTTGGGCATTTATTTTGTGGTGAGACAAACATAAATACAGAAATGATTTATAGAGGCTATGCCTGGGAGTACGACGGAGGAAAGAAAGAAAAGAATTTAAATGAATTAAGATTACGAAGAGGAACCGTAAGTGTCTGAAGAAGAAAACAAACCGTTTCAACTATCTGATAATAGTAATATAAGTATACCGCTTCGTAACTTAATAAGTATGATTGCTGTAACGGCATTGAGCGTGTGGTTATATTTTGGTTTAACAGAACGTTTATCTATGTTAGAACATAATTTCGACCTGTTATCTGTTGAAGTTGAGGAAAACGATCAATGGATAGATGAATGGTCGCCACCAAAAGCAGTTCAAGATACGATTGCAAGAGTTCAAGAATTAGAAAAACAAGTAATTGTTTTAAAAACGGAGCTTAAACATTTAAACCACTAACCTAGAGGAGTCGCTCGATAATGGCAAATATATACAACCCCCAAAAAGAA